CCCAGGACAGGGAGCTCCGGGACAAAGTCACAAAGGCCGAGCTGGCCAATGACTGGAACCAGAAGAGGGATCAACAGGAATGGTTCAACCGCTGCGAAGCCTTCCTGGATGCCAACCCGCTTTATCATGCAAGCGAGGCGCTGAGAGAGGGGCTCAACTCTGCCGTCAAAAAGATCGCCAACAGCGATGAAGTTGTCGGCATGTCGGGCCAGGACATTCTCGAGAAGGCCCACGAGAGTGTCACCAGCAGCCCGGAGGTTGCGGCCCTGTTCGATGGGTACAAGGCAGGGCAAAAGCAGGACCCGGTCAAGGGGGAAGAGGCGGCCGTGAAGCAGGCGGCTCGCCGCGATGTCCCGCCGACGCTTAACAGGGTTCCAGCCTCCGACCTGACCGATACAAACGAAGGGTCGCGATTCGGCAAACTGGATAAGCTAGAAGGTCTCGAGTTTGAGCATGAGCTTCAAAAACTCAGCGCGACAAACCCAACGGCCTATGAAGAGTATTTGAACTCGTAACCGACAAGGTGCTGGATGAGCACATTGAAACTCGAGGTTCGACCAGGGGAAACGATCGCGATAGGTGACAGCGTGACCGTTACTCTGGAAGAGAAGTCTGGCCAGGTCGCCAGGCTCAGCTTCGAGGCTGATCGCAGCATCCCGATACGCAAAGAGAGGGGTAATACGGAGTCAATCGCCGCCAGAGACGGCTTGGGCGTCAGACAGTCAGTTCCTTGACAAAATGCTGAAATTGCTATATTACCTACTACTGAACGATAGTATAACAGTCCAATGGAGCATGAGTTCCTGAGCGGATGGTGAAACTTCATACATACTCAGCGAGGCCAGCTCCAATGGCACAGACTATTTTCGGGAAGAACGATCCCAAAACGCAGAAGAAGTGGTCCGCGGCGCTCGCCGTCGACCAGGCCAAAAAGTCCTACTTCGAGAAGAAGTTTATCGGCGAGGGTGATAATGCGGTCATCCAGCGGAAAACCGAGCTCGAAACTGCGCCTGGTGACCGGATCTCATTCGACCTCTCCGTTCAGCTTCGCGGTCAGGCCACAGAGGGCGATGCACGCCTCGAAGGCAAGGAAGAGCAACTGCGCTTCTACACCGACGAAGTGATGATCGACCAGACTCGTCACGCGGTATCCGCTGGCGGCCAGATGACCCGCAAGCGTACCAGCATCAACCTCCGCCAAACCGCCAAGAACCGGCTGTCCGACTACTGGTCCATGTTCATGGACGAGCTGACGTTCATCTACTTGTCCGGCGCTCGCGGCATCAACCCTGACTTCAACTTCCCGTTGGCCTGGAATGGTCGCGCAGGCAATGCCCTACAGGCGCCTGACGCTGCCCATACCCTGTATGGCGGTGATGCCACGCAGAAGTCTGATCTGGTCGCGGCCGACAAGATGAGTCGTGAGCTCATTGAGCGTGCCGAGGTCAAGGCCACCATGCTGCAGGCGCAGGACCCTGAGTCGGCCAACATGGTCCCCGTGTCGATCGAAGGTGAGGATCGTTACATTTGCATCATGTCGCCGTTCCAGGCCCACGACCTTCGCATGGGGTCGACTGGAGGCGAGTGGCTCGACATCCAGAAGGCCGCCGCCGCCGCCGAGGGCAGCAGCAACAGGCTGTTCAAGGGGGGTCTGGGCATGATTGGTGGTGTCGTGCTGCACAAGCACCGCAACGCGATCCGCTTCAACGACTTCGGCTCTGGTAACGACGTGTCCGCGGGACGTGCGCTGTTCATGGGTCGTCAGGCCGGCGTCATCGCCTACGGCACCAGTGGCGGGATGCGCTGGTCCTGGAAGGAGAAGATGAAGGATTACGACAACGAACCCACCGTTGCCGCGGGGTCGATCTTCGGTTGCAAGAAGACTCGTTTCAACAACCAGGATTTCGGCGTTCTGTCTCTCGACACTGCCGCCACCGATCCGAACGCATAAGACGGAGCCGGCCTAGAGCCGGCCCTCTTCTGAGACTTATGGAGAACGAAGATGCCCTTGATTCAATCTGAACACGCAAAAGGCCGGAAGCAGGCGCCCTACGCTGCCGAAGCCGGCAATGTCGTCGCTGCTCGCTACGAGATCGACCTGGCCGCCGCCACCGATGTCATCGAGCTCGGCATCCTGCCCGCGTACTGCCGCATCGTTGACGCCACGCTGGTCACCGATGGTCTAGGCGGCGCCGTGACTGCCGATGTTGGCGTCATGTCCGACGTGCCGGGCGAAACGACCGCTTCAACTACCGTGGGTGTCGAGATCTTCGATGCCGCTGACACGGCTGCCGCCGGTATTGACCGACTCACGAACCAGGCCGCCCTGCTTCTGGAGGGAGTGGATACAGATCGCGCGATCGGCATGACCGTCAGCGCATCGGCTACCGGGACAGTGATCCTGATCCTGCAATATGCCGCAACCGGCGACTACTAAACCGGAGATGACGTAGACTGAAAGGGCGGCCATGTGCCGCCCTATTCAGATGAGAGGACATAACGATGAAGATCCAGTGCAAGATCAAGCGAAAAGCGGGTAGTCAAGTAACGATGGGGGAGGAGACCTACGACTTCCAGCCGGACGAGACGGGCCGCCACGTCGCCGAGGTCGATGACCAGGAGCATATTGACCGCCTGCTCTCTATCAACACTTTCACCGCCCTTGAGGGCGACGAGCCGGCCGCTCATGTCACGCCGGGTCAAGATTACGGCTACTACCAGCCCAAGCCCGCGATCAAGGCGGAGACCGGCACAGAGATCGACCAGGCGCGAGAGGCGTATCAGGACGCCTTCGGCCGGAAAGCGCATCACCTGGCCAAGTCGTCGACCTTGTGGCGCCAGATCAATGAGCGGGATGAATCATGATTGATGTGGATGACATCCTCCGTCGAACGAGCACGCTTCTGCTCGACCAGACTTTCATACGCTGGACGAAGCCCGAGCAACTGGACTGGATCTACGACGCGATGACCGCAATCATCGTTCGTAATCCTGGCTCGATCGCCGCCCTCGAGACGGTAGTTCTGTCGGAAGGGGTGAAGCACACCCTGGAAGCCGACGGGATCATGGATGTTATCCGCGTGCTCCCAAGTGGTAGACCCCTGAGCCTCGCCAGCCGGTATCACCTGGATACGGCCGACCCGGACTGGTATGGGAAAAAGCCGACATCGAAGCTCATCCACTACACCTACGATGAGCGTGCAGAAAACATCATCTACACCTACCCGCCGGCCGCCGACGGTACAGAGGTTGAGGTCCTATCCTGGCGGATACCGACCGCCAAGCCGACCGAGGGTGGGACGATCGATATTGGCCTCGAATACATCAATGCTGTCGTCAACTTCGTGGTCTTCCGGGCGCTCTCGAAGGACAGCGAATACGGCAACGGCCAGATCGCCGCAGGCTACTACAATCTCTTCAATTCCGAACTGGGGGCAGAGAGCTCCGCAGCGACGACCCCGCCCAAAGGTGAGCCATGAAAGACCTGGACGCAATCATGCGCCGAGTGATGCCCCGCGTTGTCGGCGCCGCCCATCCGGTCGTGGTGCAGGCCGTCAGGGATGCCGCGAGCGAGTTCTGCCGCCGGACCCGGCTATGGCGTGAAGAAGACGAATTCCAGATCAGCAACGAGGGATTTGAGTACATTGCAGTCCCGCCTGAAGCCAATGTCTTCGAGATCGAATCAGCCAGCTTTGAAGGCCAGTTGATCGAGCCGGCATCGATTGCCTGGCTGGACGACAACATCGCTGGATGGCGGACCCTGACCGATGCCGCTTCCAAGTGGTTCACGCAGTCATCCCCCGGACAGATCCACCTGGTTCCGGCGATGGCTGGAAAGGTCGAGTTGAAGCTGATCCTCGAGCCAGCAGATGACGCTGACCGGCTTCCTGACTTCATCGTGGACCTACATGCCCCTATCATCGCTGACGGCGCTCTCGCAGACCTGTACGCGATGCCTGCCGACTACGGGAATCCTGGCCTGGCCCAATACCACGCCTCTCGATTCCAGAGCCGACTCGACACCCTGACCGGCGCCGAGCTGAGAGGCCAGCAAGGTGCTGTCATCCGCACCAGGCCACAATTCCTTTAAGTGAGAGACCGCCATGAGCGCATCGCAGTACACCATCGACAACATTCTCGACGCGCTGATGCGTAACGGGACATTCGTCGCACCCGCACAGCTATGGGTCTCGCTGCATACTGGCGACCCTGGCGATGCTGGCGCAAACGAGGTCACCGGGACCGAGTGGTCGTCATACGTCCGCCGCGACTCCCTGCAGAGCGATACCAAGGCAAATGCATGGGCCGCCCCTGACCCGAATGACATCGTGTGGAACCAGAAGCAGCTTATCTACCCGGTCTTCGATGGGCCATCTGCCATCACAATCACCTACTTTGGGATCTGGGACGCAGAAACCGTGGGGAACTTCCTCACCTATGGCGTCCTGACTACGCCCAGGACTATCGACTCGAGCCAGGTTTTTGTCGCGGACAGGGACAAACTCGGCGTCAAGGTTCAGTAACGTGAAGTCAGGTCTCAACAGTCAGCGTCTGAACCAGATCGCGGTAAATGAGACCCGTCGTGGGCTCTCTCTCTTCGAGGGCGTGATCGACATCGAGATGGTAGCCAGCGGCAGCGGCCTCGTGAGCCCCGGCAGCGATGGCCTGTCTCTCATCGAGATGGTAGTCAGCGGCAGCGGAAATGTCAGTGTTGGCAGCCAGGGGACGGCTGTCATCGAGGTCCCGGCGACGGGCGAAGCGCTGATCTTTGAAACAGTCGGTGCCGAAAGTGTATCGACCATCGAGATGGCGTTGCAGGGTGACCTGGACCTGAGCCCTGGA